ACCCGGTGCCATTCGGTGCGTTCATGCTTGTTGCCGTCCCGGTCTTTAAACGACTCGTCCGTTGCAATAGACAGCTCTGCAACAGGTTGGCCTGATGGTAGGTTTGATAATTTCGGGTCCTGCCCCAACCGGCCAATCAAAATCACTTTATTGACGCTACCTGCCATATTTCCACCATATCCTAACCCGCTTTATATACGGGCATTTTTTTAGAGTTTCAATCCTTACTGCGCCCTTTACACCAGTCGATTTCCCGTCCCAATACGTGATACCCATGCAATGGCGCTCCACGCAGCAGGGCGGTTTACACTGGTCACAGGGAAGCACTTGTGCCATTCCTGTTTTTAATTATTAGCACCAACCTTCGGCCCGATCACTCCGATCATCGTCAGGGATAATGCAACGTTCATCAGGGCTTTCCCCTTGGCGCCAAGCCTGCAATCTCTCAGAAAAATCAATACCTCCCTGGGCTTCCTGTGCCGATGCATTTCGCTGTACGCAAATTGAGAGCCCTTTGTTTGGGGGTACAATCTCTCCGCCATGCTGGCGAATGTTCGCCTGAGTCTGCCCTCCTGGTCGGCAATGGCCGCAGACGGCCACTTCTAAGCTCCATCCTTCCCCTTCTTCCTGCTTAACGAAATAAATCAGTCCCTTGTGGCAAAAATCGCAGCCAAATTCCTGTTCTTTGGCTGCCATAGCCGGGTGGCTCTCACGCCACCGGAACCAGGAATCACGGAAAAATTTAGAGAGGTTACCCGGCTGACGATCCAAGTCTCTGGCCTGCTCCACGGCGTAGTCCGCAAAAACGTCAGGGAGATTTTCGCAAACGTCCCAACAGACTCCGCGCATGGCCCCTGTCGGCGTCCGCCCGAACATGGCTAAAACTTTATCCAGCATATCGCTAAACGCCTGTTGATTCATGACTTTCCCCCTTTTACGCAGCTACCGGCGTAACGCATCCAGTCATCGTCCTTCCCGTTTTTACGCCCTTGAGGACTCGCCCGAGGGGACGGCTTCCCATCAATCCACATCCGCCTTGAGAGGTATGTACTTAGTTTTGTTGGGATATCCTGCCTTTTCCAGGCATCAGACTGACCACGAGTCGAGATATCGTCGACCACGCGGTCTCGCGGAAAATTGAAGCGCATGGGCAAAAACGTGCTGTAGGCCGTGACGGTGTCCACGTAGCCGCCGGCCTCCTGGAAAGCGGCCGCGATGTCCTGGAACTCGATGAGACATTCGCTCAGGTCGGAGACGTTGGCGTTCGGCTGAACGTCAGGATCGTCCTCTCGGGAAGAGAGTAGCGTTGCCTCAGCCTCTCCCCCTTGCGGGGGGTAGGGGGGTTTTTTTATTTCTTCTTTCTTTGCAGTAGCAGATGCAGATGAAGAAGGAGACGTGATCTTTTCGTGAGAACCGGCGTGAGAATCAGCGTGAGGTACGGGCTCTCCCTTCTTTTTTTCGTACCGGCGCCGTTGCCTTATCCTATCGCCTTCCTTATCCTTTTCCTCTCGAACCATCCTTCGACAAGCCAAATGTATTTTGCCGTGAGAATCGCGTGAGAATTCCGTGATGTCAGTGTCTGAATCGCCTATTTTTTCGTCGATGATGTAGCTCAAGATGCGCAAAGCGTCGGCAGCGGTCACGCGCCAGAGACGCGCCCATTGGTCCAGGGTATACCGGACTTCCCCGGGCGTTTCCGAAAGCCAGGCTTTGGCGCAGAACCGGCACCACGCCCCCTCGATTTCTAGGGGGTGCTCGGCAAGGTCTGCCATCCAGTCCTTGACGTAAAATTGAAATGCCGGGGCCTTGGCCATAATTACACCTTCTCGCCTTCCAACCGTTCAAGCGCCCGCCGCACAACCACGTCGACGTGCCGTAGTTCTGTCAGGACGTCCTCAAGAGGCCGCCCATCGTCCCGGTGGTCATTGATCGCCTGGAGCGCAGCCATACCCGCCGTAGTGACCTCAAGCAGTTCCTCGGCCAGGATCGTACCTATGGAATCAAGCGCATCCGGGAACGTAGGATGCCGGCGGCAGGCATCGGCGTAGGCGGCGGTGAGGCGGTCAGAATGGTTGCTCATGCTCACACTCCTACCTGGGCAGTGGCGGCATGTCCGCTGCACGGTGCAGGAGGATTTGCCGCCTCGCAAAAATCGAGCAGCGACGGCGTCGAAACTTTCTGTTCCGCCGCCCGGCAATACTTCACGCCGTCGAGAAATGATTCGTCGTTGAGCTCCACGGCGTACCCCTTCCGGCCCTTCAGGATCGCCCGGTGGGGAACGGTCATGAGGCCGCCGAAAGGATCGAAAACGAGGTCTCCGGGATTGCTGTACCGCTCGATGATCCGGTCAACGATGTCGAACTGAAGAGGGCAGATATGCTGAGTCAGGCACCGCTTGGACTGCTCGCCGTTGAGCGTCCGCATCCGGTTGATGTCGTGCCAGACCATGGGATTATGCGAGCCAGGGGCCAGGGCCATGAATTTCGTTGGCAGCACTCCGCGCAGGCGAAGCTCATCGCCGATACGGACATGCTCCTCATAGTCGTAGACCTTCTGCAAAGACTGTTCGGTGAAGAGTTTGGCCAGGACCTCCGGACCGAAACCGGCCATTTCGTCGGCCGACAGAAGCCGGTTGCCGCTCGACCGCCAGAACGCATGCGCGTCCACCTGCCAGCGTGCCAGGCTGTAGGCATCCTTGTCGTGCTCCACGGGCGCATCGGCGTAGCCGCGGCTGCGGTCGGACTGGGGCTTGCGGAAAAGCAGGATGTATTCCGGGCTGCCCACTCCCATTTTCGAGCCATCTTTGCACTGCTCGGTCCAGCTCAGGCGGTAGGTTTGATTGTTCTCGCGCACCACGTCCGTGACCACGGTAATCATGCCCATGTAGTCGAAGCCATGCCGACAGGAGTGGAAGATGGCTTCGGCATGGAAAGGACTGACCGTGGGCACGCCCTTCCCGGTGACGTTGCCGAACAGAATCCTGTCCTTGACGTGGCAAGCGTAGATGCGCCCCGGGCGAAGGATGCGCAGGAGCTCCGGCGTCAGGAAATCCATCTGCTCCCAAAAATGTCCGTTATTGTCCGTGTGGCCGAAGTCGTTATAGCTCGGGGTGTATTCGAAGTGGTTGGCAAAGGGGATGCTCGTGTGAATCAGGTCCACGGAGCTTTCGGCCATGGCCTGGCACTCCAGAACGCAGTCGTTGTTGACGGCTGTAAAGAGTTCGCCTCGGACTTCCACGCGCTTGATACCGATGGATCGGCGCAACTCCTCGCACATTTCCGTCCGGGAAAGGCCGTACTTTCGTATGATCTCGCTCATTTTCTCCACCATCTCCTCATGTTGCGCCCATTTGCGCTTGAGCGCCTCAACAATGCGGGTTTCGGTGTCCGTGTAGATGATGTGGATGTCGCAGTCCTCGGACTGGAGAAACCGATAGATGCGGTGCACGGCCTGGATAAAGTCGTTGAACTTGTAGCCCACGCCCAGAAATATTTCCTTGGAGCAATGCCGCTGAAAATTGCAGCCCGATCCGGAAAGGATCGGCTTTGTGGCCAGCAGGGGGAATCGGCCCTGGGAGAAGTCCACGATGCGGCTTTCTCTCTCGTCCAGGTCCTGGGAACCGTAGACCTCTACGGCCTCGGGCAACGCTTTGGTGATGGCGTGACGTTCGGATTCCTGGTCATGCCAGAGGATGGTGTGGCGGCCCGGCTCGGCCTGGACAATTTCCACCATCTTGGCAATGCGCGCCGGCAGGCTGGCCTTTTTCTCGCGGGACGCATCCGCCAGGGATATTGCGGCGTCGGCAACCAGCATGAGCTGCCCGCGCTTGTCGGCCCCGGGTTTGGAGTTGGACTTGACCATGTGCCAGTGCACGCGCAGCGGGGGTAGATTGTAGCCCTCATCCGAGTAGCCCAGGTCCGACGGCCGTTGCAGGAAAACGGCCCAGGAATTGACCCACAACCAGAATTCCCGCTCCTTATGAGGATAGAGGGTCAGGTTGTTGGCCTTGGTCGAATCGCGTTGGAAGAACCGCGTCAGGGCTTGGCCGGTGTCCATGATGCCGAGAAAGCCGGCGTAGTGGATAAGCTCCTTGTACCGGTTCGGGCTCGGGGTGGCCGTGGCTACGAAGCGGTAGGGGATGGCTGAAAAGAGCGTCAGGAAAGTCTGGAAGGTCAGGGAGCCGTAGGACCGCAATACACTGGCCTCATCCAAGGACACGGCGTTGAACAGATTCACATCGAGACGGCCGTCGCGCACGCTCTCGTAATTGGTCAGGTAGAGGCCGGTCCCGTCCACCTCCTCGGTTCGGCGGACGAAACGGATCTCGAGTCCGAGCTTTTCGGCGTCGGCTTTGAATTCCTGGCGGACGCCCAAGGGCGCGATAACGAGTTGCCGGCCGCCGTCATGCTCCAGGATCTGACGCAGGACCTCGAGCTGCATGAATGTCTTGCCTAGGCCGAACCGCGCGAAGATGGCCCGGCGGCCGCCCCGGACAGCCCACTGGACGATGTCCCGCTGATGGGGCTTGAGAAGTGGGTGGACGGCGCCAGGCTCGAAGCCGGAAGGCTGGGCCAGGACCATCTTGTGGGCAAGAAAGTCGAGGTAGGTCACGCCCCCACCTCCATGGTCTCCACAGCCAAACGCTGCCCTTGTGCCTCTTCAACAGCTTGATCCATCTGCTCCAGAGCACGACGCAGGCTATTTCTAATGCGGTCAATTCCACCATAGGAATTGAGGGCTCCGGCTGTCAGAACGAATCTTATCGCGGCGGAAACTTCTTCCGTTGGCGCCCAATGCAGCAGGTCAATACCGGTGGACGATTTGATCTTAGCAACCTTGTCGAGGACTTCCTGAAAACGTCTGGTTCTTGAATCCAAATCTCGTTCAGAGGATTTTTTAAATTCCTCTCTGATCTTTTCCGTTCTCGCCATCACGGCCTTACGGATATCTTCTTCGTCCACCTGTCCGGCGCGACGCAGTAACGCAGCTATAAACGGCCGGCCCGCAGGTTTGGCCTCCCGCTTGGGAGCGGCAACCACCTGTTTGAGCTTTCCTGCCGGGTTCACTTCAAAAAGTCCCCAGGTGTCGGGTAGCTCATCCTGCGGGACTACTCCGGTCGGGGTCACGATCCACCAGTGATCGCAATACTGTGACACCGATTCGGCCTTGGCCGGGTTCTTGAGCTCGGCCCGCCAGTCTGAGCGAGAGACTTTGATCTCGAATCCATGCAGGGCCAGGCCCCGCGACGGCCACAGATTCATGGCCACGGCATCGGCCCAGCGATGTTGATGCGCACCGGTACCGTCGCCAACCTCGAAGAAAAGCGCCCACTCTGGCGAGGTGAAGCGTGCGCGCATGGCTGTTCGAACGTCTGCGCTGGTCATGACAGGGTCTCCATGGTCTCCACCTCCATCATCCTATCCGCCGCGATGGCGGCATATCCGGCGATGTCGCAGTACGTGTCCCGGGTCGGCTTCTGGCCTTTGAGGCGCGCCACCTTGAAAAGGATCATCATGTCGGCCACCTCGCGGGGCGTGATCTCGCGGCCGAGGTAGGCGCTCCATAAAGAACCGATGAGGGAAAACGAATCCTCCGGGCTCCCATAGGCATCCTGCCGTTCTCCGGTGATGATCTGCTTGGCCTCGTCAAGAAGGTCGCCGAGATTATGACTGGCCATGGCTACGCCACCTCCTTCCCCAAACGCACCACATACCAACCCTCAATCCCCGCCGCCTCCAGCAACCCTTCCCGACCGACCATCCCCGGGTGCTCCCGTAAAAACGCCTCGCCCGAGATGACGCAACCGCGCTGAAATTTCAGGGCGCCAGGACGCTTTCCGGTGTAGAATTTGATGGCGATGGCCTGGCCGTCCCTGGAAGCAGCCAACCGGGCGTGCGTGTACCGGGCAAGTCCGTGTTCCTGGATCGCGCCGCTATGGATTGAGAGGTGCTTTTTTCGGACGGAGACAGTGTCGCCGCCCAACTGACGGGTGTGTTTTGCCGCTTCAAACGCAATCCCGGCGAGCACAAACGGCCGGTCCAGATCCTCGGGGAGGTCAGGGCCGGAAGGATCGCACATCGCGTCGGCGTCAGCCGATATTTTGTCAGCCGCCCTTGCCGCCTTTTCAGCGGCCGCGTCGTAGCACGTCACGTCCTGGGCTGACGTCATAGCCTGTGCCGGCAACTCTTCGAATTTTTCGAAGGGTTGGGTATAGGCGCTGGCTCGACTCTGGAATTTCTTTTTTGCCTCCTCAGCTCGGTTAAAGCAGTCTTTACACAGGTCCCCTTTATAAAGGGGCACGCGCATGGTGTGCGCCTCGCAGTACGAATTTGCACAGGGCCCGACTCTCATAGTGCTCTCCATTATTTCGCGCTCCTCACATATCCGCGCCGTTTTCTGGCCGCCCGCTCAGCGGCAATAGCCTTGGCGACCTCACATTGCAGACACGGCACAGTCTTGCGGTCGATATTGGCCAGACAAAGCAGAGTATCGCGGGGGAGATTCGGATTTTGCGGACAGGCGGTGGGGATCATTATTTTTCCCCTTTGCGGAAAAGGGCCTGATTAATAGCTTTTGAAGTCGAATCAGCAAGCGCCTCAACCTTATCTCTCGCGGCAAGGACATCATCCATTACCTGCTCTAGGAACGATCTCCTTGGAATAATCCGCTTTTGGAGGGTCTTAAGTTTGCCAGCAATATCTCCAAGATTCGCCGTCAACTCCATCATAATTTCAGCGGCATTTTCTGAAGACAAAACAGGATTAGTTTTATCGTTTTGAACGAGACTGAAGCCCTCTGGGCAGAGAAGCGGATAAAGAATTTTTCGCGTCGTAGGGCAGCCCGCATAGATCGCCGAAGCCACTTCGATGGGCATAGCAGAAATGCCAAGCCGATAATTTTTGAAGGTAGAGGCAGGTATCCCAGTAAAGAATTCTATTTCATCATCCGTAAGTAGCTCGCCTATTTTCCGAGCAGCACAAGCAGATTTGGCATATCGCCTGATTCGTTTACTCTCGCGGTCGTCTGGTTCTATGGATGAAACTTTCATATCTATTCCTTTCAAATGTTCAGCATCCGGTCATTATAGCCCCATGCAAACCCTTACGCTCCATCCACACCGCGACCCCGACCACCCTGGTCTGCTCTACGTCCTGGCTCGTGTCTCTCGCGTCGAGGCCGCCCATTTCCGCACCTTGAAATTTTCTGACGGCACGCCGCTCGATGTGATCCAGCGGGAAGCCGAACGCATGGCCCTGGAACGCTGGCCGGGGGAGATGAGTGTGCGGCTGATGCTCACCATGGGAGATTGCGGCCATGTGCGCGACGCCGACCTGTAGTGAGTGCGCCCATTGGGCACAGGCCGTGCCGATGCCGCAGCGAGCAGACCGAGCCTGCCTGATCGGGTACCGGCTCGTCTCGGCCAGGACGCCAGCGGATGAGCGCTGCTTTGAGCGGCTGGTCATCGTGGACGCCTCCAAATCCAAACGCTGATCCCGGCAGCCACGGCGAAACAGGCCAGGGGAAAGGCCAGGAGAGCAAGGGAGGATTCGAGCATATGCGTGTGGTCCCTTTATCTCCGCCCCTCCCCTCGATAGGGTCGAGGTGCCAACCAAACCCAAACCGAGAGGAGAAGCGAAATGGCGAAAAGATTCGAATACATGATTGCTACGATTGTTGAGAGGCAGGGAAAATACTTCTTGGACTGCAAAGAGATCATAGGGAAAAACGTAAAGAGCATTCGAGAAGCTCTTAACGAATTTGGTGAAGATGGATGGGAAATTGTCCAACTTGAAGTTCTCCCCGCAAACGACAAAACTGACCAATCAAAAAATGGTATTGCACGTATGTTTTACTTTAAACGTGAGATCGCCTCATGACGAGAGTTTAGGATCGTAGGCGTATGTTTCCGGGGCCTGTGTCTTATTTTCCAACAGACCCCGGACTGCCTGAAGTTCGGAGAGGATTTGCTTGAGCGTGTCGAGGATTTGCCATTCTGGGGCGCGTGGATCGTTTTGCATACTAGTTCCTTTGGTGGCGGTCAGGCCGCTGATTAATGGCGGGTTCCTGTATAGAACCCGGCCCAAAAAATAATACTCCCGACTATGGACCCTAAAATAAACGACGTTCCTGAATCCATGTTTAGCCCTCCAGGAGATTTTTATGGATAATGCAACCGCAGCAATTCTTGGCGCTTTGATTGGTGGAGCTGTCGGACTTGTTGGGTCTGCCATTACGAATTATTATGCTGATAAACGTAATATCAGAGAAATTTGTCTTAAGAGCGCTATTGAGCAGTGGAAGAAGGACATAGATACAGCAATTGAATTGAAGCAAAATGGTGCCATCTTTCCGCCTGACGACTATGCGCTCTATTTTATGCTCTTTACAAAGCTTATTCTTGAAAAGGGAATAGTTTCGCCAAAGAAACTTGAAAAGTGCATTAGGCGAATCGATAAAATAATAACACACACACGAGGGGTCAGGGTCGAACTTGACAGACTCGCCAGGGCCAGAGCGAGGAAACCGTAGGTAGCGGATTCCCGAAGGGGTGATAGGTTCCATCACGCCACCTCGTCCTGGGGGCGGGGCTGGGTGGGGGA